GTAACGGACTGCCTTGCCCATCATCAGGGTATGCGCCGATGTCAATGATATACTGTGTCATAAATTAGAGTCTCTGAGTGTATTTACCGCAATCAAATATACTTGCAAACTCGAGCAAAATCAAAGGTCTAGACCGGTATTCACACGATCTTGGAACATCTGTATAGGTATGTGAAGTAAGTTGTTAAACACTTTTAGTTCTCTTATGTCCGCTGTGGTTGTGCCGCACACACGCACGAACGTTGTTTGAGGAAAATCTTGGGCAATTATACACAGTTGTTTTACCCAGTTGCCTGTATAAGTTGGTGCGGCATCAGGTTTCTTGTAGAAATCTGTACCTGCATACACATTGTTAAACTTTTGATTCGCAGTAGGTCCCATGTCAAATCCCAAAAGATAAACAGTTTGATGTCCGTCTAACGCGGCAAGGGCAGTGGCTATGGGTCCTGAACTATTGCTGTGATATTTTTTGGGCACAGGCAAGGCTCCTAGACCGTGAATGGGTCGACGAGTATAAAATTTGTGTGTAGTACTGTAACCAGAATTTTGTATTTGTTCAGCAATGGGCTTGTCTGTAGCCACAAGATAATCAGGTTCAAAATCTCTGTAGAGTCCATTACAGCCGTAGATTTTACCCAATGGCCTCAATTGATTTAAATCTACTGCTTGTCGGCTTACACCGTTGCCACACACAAATGCTCTGGTCATAAAAAATCCCCCTTGTAGTTAGCAAGGAGGATGTTAGAGGGTTACAAATTAACTTGTAACGTTGACCACTTGAGCCAACTGTAATGAACCGTTGTTTGCGTCCACGCCGTTGATAATCTCTGCACCAGACCATGTGACTGTGCCTTCGTCTGTGAAGAAGTTGGTTACATAGAAGTTTTCGCTGGCATAGATGTTTTCACCAAGATTGCTACTGCTGTAAGTGCCATAGGTCATGCCGTTCCAGTCACGAATCCACTTGTTGGTGATGTAACTGGCGTACACAGCACTTGAATCGCCTACTGAATATTCAATGCTCATGTTGCCGGCTGTTGGAGTGCCTGTGTTTGACAATACGCATTGACCAACTGGATATGCAGTACCTGTTCCTGATCCAACTGCCACAGCCGTGAATATGTCACCAACTGCCGCACCTGCTGGGGCTCCGCAAGCCTGCCAGTCAGTTGTGCCAAGTGCAACAATTTGATATGCCTGTCCAATGATTAAGTCTTCGTCGGCAGTGGTACTGGCTGTGTAAGCAACCAAGAACTTGTGCGCACCTTTCTGGCGGATCAATCTGCCAGCACCTGCAGTGGTGCTTGTGCCATCTGCTAGACTGATGTTAACTGCTGCCAACACTTCTGGAAATGTAGTACTAGGAGTACTAGTAGTAGGTGAACCACCAACCACACCCACGAACTGATCTGAATTAAGTGTGTCGGCTGAGTTATATGGAGTTGCTGGTGAGGTCAAACTGCCAAAATTTGGAAAACCAGCATCAGTTAAGATGGTCTGGTTGTAGGTTGTGACCTCGGGATTAGAACCAGTAACTGTACTACCGGAACCAACGTTGTTTTTTTGAATTTTAAGTGCTCTTCCCATTTGATTTCTCCTTATAGAAGCCCTATGCCGGTTCTATCGGCTACGCGGTGGGTATTAATCGCCGCATAAAACGCCAAATTGCGTTGACAAGTATTTATGTAAAACGGTTTTATTTTACCCAGCATGGCTGTTTTCTTAAATATCTCTATGAACACAAACGATTTGATTGCCAGTGGTAACCTGGCCAGAGAACAACACCGACCTGAACAGGCCATTGCATTTTATGCACAGGCCTTTGTGCAAGATCCCGACAGTTCAGGAGCCTTTAACAACTACGGCAATGTGCTAAGAGAAATGGGTCATGCACAACGTGCTATTCCTTTTTTAGAGACAGCAAGATTGTTGGATCCCTCTAGCGTCACAGCAGAATTCAATCTGGCAGTGGCACACCTAATGCTAGGCAACTATGAACAAGGATGGAAGTTGTACGAGAGTCGTTGGCGTTATGAACACCTAGATGGTACCAAACCTAAACTACCTGCTCCAGAATGGTCGGGCGAAGATCTACGTGGTAAGACTATCCTGGTTATTGGTGAGCAAGGATTAGGCGATCAGATTCAGTTTTTGCGATTCACCGGAAACCTACTAGACATGGGTGCAAAGATTCGACTACATGTGAGTCCAGGAATCAAACCTTTGTTGATAAACACTCCTGAAGCAATCGTGGGCATTACCTGCAACACAGAAGATGAAATTGGCCCGTTTGACTATTGGGTTGCTATGATGAGCCTGCCTAGGTTATTAAACATGAAGTTGGAAAATGTACAACACTATTTGCAGTATGTACAACCAGATACTGAACGTATCAAAGCCTGGGCAGAAAGATTAGGCATTCCAAAGAATCGCATGAGAATTGGTATCGCCTGGTCGGGTCGCAAAGATTCATGGATCAATCAACACAAGAGCATGCCAGCAGAAACCATGGCTGCACTTGTGCGGAAGTTTCCTGAGCACCAATGGGTTAGTTTGCAAGTTGATGCATCACCCGAAGATGAAGCGGTAGTAAAGGCCGCAGGCGTAGAGTGCTATCCAGGAACAATAAAAGATTTTGCAGATACTGCGGCCTTGATGCATCATTTGGATCTTGTGATCAGCGTAGACACAGCAGCCGCACACCTAGCAGGTGCCATGGGTCGCCCTGTATGGATACCACTCAATTCATACGGGCCTTGCTGGCGCTGGATGCAAAATCGAGATGACTCACCTTGGTATACCACTGCTAGACTGTTCCGTCAAGAGAAATATGGTGACTGGTCAGCACCAATGGCCCGGATAGAAAAATTCCTAGGCTGGTTCAAGATTTAGAAATGCAAGTGTTAGTCAGGGCAATATTCAAAGCCACTGGAAACAAAAACGATAGAGCCGTCTTTTAATACCACTTCATATTGTGTTTTGTCCGCAGACAAACACACACCTGTATAGTCTTCTTCAGCGATTCCAGCATTGGCCAATGTAGTTTTATAGGCTGCTTCTTGTTGTTGCACATATTGTCTTGAGTTCATTTGATTTCCTTTTGTTTACAATTGTCACCGTGCCATCTAGTGTACATTGATATGCTTGCTATTTTTCCACAATACTCACAAGTTTTTTTCATTTGACTAGGGTGTGTTCCGTTGGCAAGACGTTTTAAATTCGACTCTGCACCAACCCAGGGATTTTTGCCTTCAGCAATCATCTTGCGATTATGTTTAGGCCCAAGCAAGTTGTGTGTTCCAGCATCAATTAACTTTTTGTTTAACTTACCTCCAGCATTAGGACTATTACCATTCTGCCAGTGATGTATTCCTGCCTCACTGCGCCACTTGCTGGGATTATTGGTCAAATTGATGTGTTTGCCACTGGCCATTGCCGCACTGGCGTTCCGACCATCTTTGTTTGGATTACGATCACCTTGTAGATTATGTTTCCCTTCACTAACTAACTTATTTTGTTTTTGTCGACTATTTTCTCTTGCTTGAGGATTTTTTCGCATGTAATGATTATCACCGGCAATTTTTTTTGCAATAGTTGAATCTTTCATTGGGTTATTAATTGATTCAAATCCTACAGGATCCAATGTAAGATTCATACAACCCGGTTTACTGTAGTGTTCTGCAAGGTATTTGCCCTCAAGTAATTTAAGTTCAGTTGAATCAGTCGCATACTCAAGCACTTCTCGTGTAAGTGTTGTTTGATCTTTTATCGATCTTGGCCATGTCCCAGACCCAATATAGCCATCGTTGATATTTTCTGTACTATGTCTTCCAATATAGTATTTTCCATTAACGTGAGTTGTTTTGTATATGAAGTGTATCATACAGTTATTTATGATACTCGCCAGCATTACTAAATATTATAGTCAACAAAAAAGCACCCGAAGGTGCTTTTTTGAGTTCTTTTTGAACAATCTCTGATTAGGAGAAGCTCAAATTCGAGACTGCTATCTCGCCCACATAGTCGCCAGCGTTACCAAAACTGCTCGCGGTGTTCGTGAGTTCTATGTAGCCATATCTTGTCATAAATGACACGACTGGTTCAAATGTGCTAGGATCCAACACAACACCACTTGACATCAATGGGATGTATGGGCAGTAGAATGCAGGAGCGTCTGCTTCTGAAGAACCTTTGTAACCGACCAACACAGGTGTTGTATCGCTTGCATAAGAGTCAACAAACACACGCATAGCGCCGTTCAATGTACCAACAAACTTGGTGTTTGTAGGTGCTTCGAAAGTACCTTCTGTAGTTCTAGCAAA